ACAGATTCATATTTTTCTGTTTGAATTAGTTCAACAGACTGTTCTAAAGCTTCTCTAAAGGCTTGACGCTTACAAAACTCAAGCGATTTATCTTTAACATATTGTAAGTCACCCATATCAGGATTAGTTTTCATACGATGAAGATATTCAATGATTTGATCTCTTAGTACAGCATCTTTAGATCTAGATAAGTCTTCTTTGATAATTGTAATAAGCATTGATAATGTTGGAAAAGTTTTATATTTTGTATAGTACTTAAAGTATCTTTCACATAAAAAGCTCAAGTATTTTAAGTCAAAATATTCTGGGTTGACAACTTCGATCATTTGAGCTGTCCAGGTAACGTCTGTTAACATACTTTGGAAAACTTTTTCTTGAAAAGGCTTTCCGTATTTTGAAAAGTTTTTCTCTAAACTCATATATTATTATTCCTTATAAATGCTTTAATTGTTAATAAAAAAGTGTGAATATCGAAACTGTTTAAGCCGTGTGTATTCATTAGTTTTAATAGTTCAAATTTGTTTATTGATTTTTCTTTATTTTCTAGTTGAAAGTTTATTTGTTTAATCTGATTTGCGCTTAGCATCATTGAGTCTAAAAACATTAACTTCCAGTTTTTTTGTACAACTTGGCTGTTATCTATAATGCTTTTAAATAACTTTAGTTTACTGCCGTTTTGTATATTAGTATTTGACTCATTAATTATATCATTTAGTGTTAAAGAATTACACGTGCTTAATCCTGGAAATCTTTTAATCATTGTCTTGAATCCTGCACCTTTGATTCCTTTAATACCATCACTTTGATCTCCTGAGAAACATCTTACTAAGCAGAAATTACTCGGATAAACATTCCACTTTTCTATTATATATTTTTCGTCAATCAATATTTTTCTATTTGGTGACCAAATCTTGACGTTATCATTTACTAACTGATAATAATCTTTGTCTGACGTAACAATTATTTTTTGTTTATCGTCAACTTTTGTTTTTACCAAATAAGAAATAACATCATCAGCTTCACAATCATCAACATAAATTTGTGTAACAGGCGTTTTATATAAAATATTTATTAAAGTTTGTAGTTGCCAGTTTCTATTCTGTATTGTATCTGGTATATCTTCATTATATTCGCTTCTATTTAGTTTAATAGGACGTCTACCTAATTTATAGTTAGGATCAATACTTCTTCGACGAAGAGAACCTCCGCCTTCCCATGCAATAACAATTTTCTCTGGCTTAAACTTTTCTGACAAATATTGAATATTCTTTAACATTCCAACAATACCACCACACAATTGACCATTTAATGATCGTGATGGATTTGCTGCGAAATGCCTCATAAAAACGTTTAAGCCATCAATATAAATTTCAGGCTTATTCATTTTATTAACTCAGTTCTTGATATGCACTATCATCACCTAATAATTCACCTGATAATGCTTCCATTTCCGTATAGCTCTCTGGATCTATATCCAAATCTTCAATCGTTGATTTTCTTATCATTACTTTTTCAAGTAACTTATCAATCCATTCCTTATATTGAGGATCTTTCATTACTTTATCGAAGTCTGCCTTATAAAACTTCTTTTCAATAATAAGCTCACCTTCTGGTGAATAAACTAATAAATTTTTCCAAGCACCATTTCCAGAACATTCAATCATATAACCATCAACAGTTTCAGATCCATTTTTTCTTAAAGCATCAAAAATTTGCTCATGTTCAAATATACCTTTACCAAAGTGGATTTCAAAATCACATTTTCTAAAAGGAGCTGCAACTTTATTTTTAATTGTTTTTGCTGAAACGTTTATTCCAATCGGTTCTTTGTCTTTGTTAAGAATTTGTGAACCAGCACCTAGTTTAATGCGAACTGAAGAATGGAATGGAATTGCATGACCGCCAGGTGTAGTTGTTGGATCTCCATACATGACACCAACTTTTGTTCTAATCTGATTAAGACAAACAAGAAGAACTTTTTCATTGGCAATAACGCCCGTGATTTTACGCATACCTTTTGAAATAGCTCGAGCTTGTAATCCAATCGACTCCTTATCGTAGTCACCATTAAGTTCTGCCTTAGGAGATGTTGCTGCAACAGAATCCCATATAATAGTTACAGGAACATCTTTGTTCATTGCTTTCGCTTTAATAATAGTTGATTCTGCAATTGATAATACTTCTTCAGTACAATGTGTATCTACATAAACAAATCTTTTTGTGATATCTACACCTAAAGCTTTTAAATTATCAATTGAAGTAGCATTTTCTGTATCAATATATACAACAATACCATTCATCTGTTGTGTACTCTTTGCAATTTGTGTTGCAATATGAGACTTACCAATAGACGGTGGTCCAAATATTTCTACAATTCTGCCTTCAGGTAATCCACCGTTAGCTTGATTTGCAATAATATAGTCAAGTTGTCTAGATCCTGTGCTTATCCATCTATTAACATGAGTAGGTGAATCATCACAGCTAAGATTATATGCTACACGAGAACCTCTTTCTTTGTTTAAAGACTTAATTAAGTCTGCTGCAAAATCATCTAATGCTTCTTTTTGCTTTGCTTTTACTTTTTTTCCCATGTATCCTCTTAAATATTTAAATTGTTATAAGTTATTGTTTTAATTAAAGGCTTTCCAATTCTGCAAACGCATCATCTAAGCTCTTATGTTTGCTAGCTAAAGTATCTGGAGAGTCATCACTCTTACTTGCACTTGATCCCCAAGAACCGCCTCGTGACGTTTCTTCTTTTTCATCTTCATCTTCATCTTCACCATTAAGCCACTGATTAACAATGTTTTCTAACTCTTGATATGATTTAAGTTCAAACAAATCATTTACATCAGGAATATTGTCTAACCAATTTTTTGATTGCTTTGAATCTTCTGAAAGAGGTGTGTCTTTGCCACGAGGTCTAACATCAGTAGTTGCCCACATTTTACCTGGAGTCTTAGTACAAGTAATACGAACGTCACGTCCTTCTAAAGGATCAGTAATATCACCGTAATCTTCATCTAACATGTAGTTTAAAAGTGTTTGATAAACTTGCTTACCAAATGCCCATAAACGAACGCCTTTATCTTCTTCTCCGCGAACAATAACTGGAGCATAACAACGCATTTTAGGATATAACTTTTTAGCTAACTCGTATGATTCCTTAGAACCTTCATCACGTAACTTAGTAATAAGTTCTTGGATAGGATCAGCTTTACCATATTGGTAAGGAGCTAAAAGACCTGGATTGTTTCCAATGTTATAGTAAAACATTAATTCTTTAAAAGGCTGTCCTTCATTATTAGGATAAGCAATTAAACGAACAGTAGTTTCAGAGTTTTCTTCTGGACGCCACATTACATTTCTTTTAGAATTTTGTCCACTAATTTGATTTAATTTTTTACGAATTGCTGCTAAATCGATAGCCATATTGTTTCCCTTTCGGTTAATTTGTATTTTGTAATTTTTAAATTTGTAATTGGTAATTTTTAATTTAATGTGTACCAATTATGTTAGAATTATAATCCAGCATAATTAAATTTACACAAAAAATTTTTATTTTATAAATTATTTTTTAAGTTATTAAAAAGATTGATTATTTCACTTGTATAAATGTTTTGAAAGGAATCACCTAACTTATTTGTGTGCCATTTAGAGAACTTACTAATCTTAAAAGCCATAAACTTTACTAATTCAACAGTTTTATTTATGTCTCTATTCTGAAATACTTCTAATATTAAAGAGCATAATGTTTTAAAATCTTCTGGACTAAAGAATACTCGTATGTTTTGATCAATATTTAGTTCCGATACTGTTGCTGCAAATTTTACTATATTATAAGAGAGAGATCCTTTTCTTAATTCACCACTGTCATTTTGCATTGTACCTAAATCAGCAACAAAATTATTTATTTTTTGTGTAGAATCAGAAATAACTGCACTTAGATTTGATGCTTCTTTACCAAAATGATTATATAAAGAAGTAGAAATTGATTGAATCTCTGAAAACTTGGCATACGGTATTTTAAAGTCTAGATCTTGTTCTTCACTCTTGAGTCTAATAAATACACCTTCAAAAGGTGAACTTTTACCTATTAAAGAGTAACCAAAAATACCAACTAAAATATCTTTTACTGTTGGCTTGATTTCTCTTTTAACAAAAGCTTTTGTATACTTTGGACATGCTTCTACTTTTTGAATTAAGTCTTCAATTGTATTGACAGTCTCTAAAGCCATTTGATCTTTTGCTATAGGTGCTCTAACAACATCTTCAGGTGCCTTAAACTCAATACCAAATCTTCTACTACTTAGTTTTTTAGCTTCTGCAGAAGTAATGTCTCCTTGATATACTATCGCAATTTGGTGTCTTATACCATAAGCAATAAAGTCTGGTTTTTTATAATCTGGTTTTATAACTTCAATACCAAAAAACCTGGATTCTCCGGGATTAAGTCTCTTATAGCTATATCTAAAACTATTTTTTACTTTTCTTGAAGTTGCTGTAGATCTATAGAATCTTTTATTATCCATAATCTCTTCGTTTGAAGGATTTAATCCTTGACTTTGCAATTCTTTTTTTACTTCGTCAAAAGCATCCTTTGTCGCACAATAAACTATATTACCTTGGTTGGTTCCTTTTATTAAAACAGACATATGTTGACCAGCAAACTTTTCTGAAATATTTATGTTAAAATCTTCGTCAATGTTACCAATCATATGATTTAGTAATCTTAGAAGTGATTGTTTGCTTAAGTCTTCTAATTGTGGTGTTCTAACAGCTTCTAAAAGCAAGTTATAAATTCTATTTTGTAAGCTTTCATTTCTTAAAACATTTTGAACACTTTTTTCGGAGTTATTTGGAGGAAGTTCTCTGTCATAAGTAAGATGACCACCTCCAACATAACCACCTATGCAACCTGCAACACTTGCTTCTTCAATATCTTCTTCTTCGATTTGATCTTCACAAATTTCTTCTTCGATTTTTTCAAAGATATATTTTACTAAATCTTTCATCAATAATCCTTTTTTATTTTATATACATTATATATTAAAAAGGAACTGTATAACTTTCTTTAATTTGATCTATTTCATCTTTTATTGTGAGATTATGTGCTGTCTGCAATACAATAGTCATTCTACTTTTATGTATATTATAAAACTTGTTATCTTCTGAATTTTCTGTATTATAAAGTAAAATCGATTGCATTTGATCCCATGTTAAGTAAACGTTATATCTTTGTAAAAAGTATAGTGTCATGTGATTTATATTATATTTAGGACAGTTTTCGTTCCATTCGTAATATTGACCTAATTTCTCTATGTGCCATTCTGATTTTGATTCATTAAGTCTATTATGATGATCTGTTCCAATTCTACCTAAAACTGATAGTAATGCACATTTCATAATATCGAGATTGTTTAAATCATAATTCATAAGTTTAGATATTGACATAGCTGTTTTTGTTAGTTTAAGTGCATATTCAATATTACCGCCAATGCCACAAAAAGGTTCTGATTCTTTTAGTGAGTAAGATGATTCAAGTAGTCTTTGACCATGTTCTTCTAAAAGCTTATCTACGCCTTCAGACTCAAGCTTTTTTAAAAGTCCTTCGTATTTATTCCATAATGATTCTATGTCTCTTTGTTTATACATTAAAATGTCTCCGATAATTTTTTAATTTCTAATGGAAAGTTTCCTAATTGAGGACAGTTATATCCTAAGTTTATAATTTTTGTTAATTCTTCTACATAATCATTTTTAACATCTACAATTAATGCATCATGTATTATAAAAACAGGCTTGCAAGAATCTAAGTTTAAAATGTCACATAATTCTGAAAAGTAAAGCAATGCTGTATCAACTGCTGTAGATTGTATGTAGTTGTTTATCAGTTTGTTTTCTTGTAATTCATTGATATTCCATATAGGTCGACCATAAAAGTTTCTTCTGCAGCCAGCCTCATGGATCAAAGAAGCTTTTTTTAAGATAGACTTTAAGTCAAAATAATTCTTTGTTGCTTCAAGCACTAAATCACTTCTTTCTCTACTTAAACCTTGTATCTGAGAATTGCTTCCGTATAATATAGAGATAATTGCTCTCTTTATTATTAAACGATCAACTGCAAAGTCTAATTGACTTCCTATTTCTAAATAAATGTCTGCTGCAGCGTCTTTACCGTTTATCTTTCTTACAACTCTAGGCTCCAAAGATTTAAAATCTATCTGATATAATTTACCATCTGCTTGCCATCTACTTTCAAATATCTTACGATGCTTTGCTGAAAGTGTTAATATCTTTGGACTTCTTTTAGTGTTTATTAATCTTCCTGTTAATGTTTTTATCTGATCATACTCAACAACACTTGAATAACCCTGATCAGGTTTAAATGATTTTAAATTACTTAATAATGTTTCGTTCTTCTCTAAGTCTCTTAATACTTTATAAGCAACTCTATTAACCTTGACTTCATGTAAGTTGTTAAATATTTTTTGCTTTTTTCTAAAAACATCAATATAATTAAAATCTCTATCTAATTCTTCTAGCTTTACATCACATTTATCTACATCTTCTAAATAATCTT